CCCGTTGTTGCAAACAACCCATTACTGGATTATAATCCATTTAATGGCATGAAACATGAATGTGCAACTCCACCAGGGACCATGTTTGATCATGGAGGCCGAACGCAGGACATTACTTGCCACATATGCAAGGTCACGATGACTGGTGAAATACCATACCGTGACCACATACGTGGTAAAGGCCATGCCAAGAGCGTAGCGCAATATCGTACAGGTAAAGCAACAGATTGTGTTTTGTGCATGATCAAAACCACAGAATACAAAGCTTTAGTCTCGCACGTTATAAGTGCGCGCCATCGTGAACGCGCTGGATTGAGACCATTCACGCAAGAACAAAAGGTGGGTTATATGGAACAATGCAAGATTCCAGAGGATGATGTGACCTGGAGGGTCGGTCGTACTCCTTTTCCGGATTTCCGGGAAGGGACGTCGTCCGGCAGTCCCTCGGCCGCATCAGCCCGGACACCATTAGCCCACGACTTCCGCATGAAACCAACCGTCATCGACTCCGAATACAACACCATGGGCGACTACCCAATCTACAAACGTCCTTTAGTGACACCACCACTGGAGCCACTAAAACCAAACGAAACTCGCCCACGGGGTCGGACAATGACACCCAAGGAAACAAGCCCAACAAACCCATCAAAAGACAAAGGCTCAATGAAGTCTCCTACCAACTCACTGCCGCTTTCAACAAGCTCAATGTCGAAGGAGGGCCGCAACGGCCTATCCCGCAAGCAGTACGAGGACAGAGTAGCCGACCAGGAAGTAGCAAACATCAATCAGCCTTCCGTACCATTGGTAAGCCCAACCAACTCAAACACGAGCCAGGCCACGGTTCACTCATCGGGGCGCAATACGAGGAGAAACCTGCAAGCCAAGCTACGCAAGCAGCACCGAAAGGAGCTCAGCGAAAACAAAGTGCTACAGGCTGTCCGATCAACACTCCCTCAGAGTACGACTTCTCCAATCTCATGCTACCCACCGCACGCAGAGAGTACCAGTTTACAAACGCATTTACAACCCGGGGGCAATCCAGGGCTAAAATCATGGCACAAACGGGTGCTAGCAAAGTTTGGAGGAGTCGCGACATGGAGCCACATTACGAAGGCCTGGAACGTGAAGGAAGTCAACGAGTTAACAACGCCACGCATTCCCAGCCGAAACACAATCAAGTCCCCTATGACTATTGCCAGCATTATGACAACCACCAA